AAGCTAACATTGCTGGAGGTGTCGGTGGTAACATCGCTAGTGCAGCACTTGGTGGCTTGTTTAGTTAATAAGGAGAACACATAATGGCTCAATTTTCACAAGGGTTTTTGTCCAGCCTAGGTAGACCTGCAATGGCAGAAAGCTTGTTTGGCTTAGGTGCCACTATTGGTGGTCTTCCGGGTCAGCGTAAGCAGCAGCAGAAGCAACAAGCGTTTAACCAGTTGATGCAGCAAGGGCAGCAAGCAATGGCTTCTGGAGACGCTGCTGCTTTAGCCAGAATTGGTCAACAGTTGGCTGCTGCTGGCTACCAGAAAGAAGCACAGCAGTTGTCTCAGGCTTCCAGAGAGGCTTCAGAGAAGGCCAAAAGAGTTTCAGCAGGTCAGGCGTTGTTAAGCGGTGTTCCTTCAAGAATGAGACAAGGAGCAGGGACACTTGCCCAACAAGGTCTTATTGAACAAGCCATGGAAGCACAGGGTTTAGCTCAGGCCAGACAAATAGACAAGGGTAAACAAGCCTTAGCAACTTTTGCGTCTGCTCGTGGTATGCAGATGAGTGATCCTAGAGCCCGTGAAGGTTTTTTTAGGATTGCAAGAGCCTATGAAGTTCCTATGGATCAAGCCACTACAATATATGAAAACTTTACTAAAACAGGCGGTGAGGACAGAACAACAAAAGGTGAGGTTGTTATACGGGACAGCCAAGGAAACTTATTTACACGAGCTTCTCAGTACGATGAACGAGGCAGAGGCAGAGAAGTTATCCTCCCTTTTCCGGGTTCTCCTAAAGAACCAGTTGGTGCATTGACCATTGTTTCAGGGACAACCGGAGCAGGTGCTTTTGACAGGCCGGGACTTGCGGGACAAACTACAGAAGAACAAGATTTTAACCAAGCGAGAGTAGCAGCCGTTGTTCAGCTTCCTTCTTTACGACGATCTGCAAAAAACGTAAGAGAAGCAATTGATTTGCTAGAGTCCGGTGACGTTACGACTGGTGGTTTTGTCCGAAGAATGTCCAGAGGTTTGACTGATTTCTTAGGAAAAACACCTAAAGACATTGGTGAGTTTGAGACTCGACTTGGAGACATTGTTTTAGCCCGTTTAGAAAGTTTTACTGGTGCTATTTCTGAGGGAGAACGCAACTTCTTAATTGAACAGATAGGAAACTACCAAGCCAGTGGTGAGAGTAACTTAGGAAGGTTAAAAGTTTTGTTAGAACAGGCAGAAGACTTAATGCGAGACGGTATGGCTTTAGCAACTGCTAAGGACTTTGCTTCTTACCAAAGATCTTTAACTCAGCCAGACCTTAGTTTTATTCCTGAGGCAGAAAGGCAAGACGCTATGGAGGCTTTCCAGAGAGGCGAAGTAACTGTACAAGAGCTGAGAGGTATGTACTAAATGGCTACTTTTGAAGAACGACTTGCGCTATACAGACAACAACAAGAAGAAGAGGAAACAGGCACTCTAACTCCTTTTCAAAAAAGACTTCAACAGCATCGAGCACAGAACCCAAATCTTGGTGAGCCTGAAGTAGAAGAACCCGAAGGTCCTACGTGGCTTCAGAAAAACTTAGACGTTCCTGCTGGATTGGCAGGTGGTTTAGCTGGAGCAGGTGCTGGGTTTTTAGCAGCAGGACCTCCCGGAGCTGTTGTCGGTGGCATTGCTGGAGGTGCTCTTGGGACAGGAGCAGGTACTGTAGTGTCTGAAACTCAGTTTAAAGAAGCTGAAGACATCGATGCTTACACAAAAGCTGTCGAAAACGCTTTATGGTCTATGGGTTTTGACTTAGTTACTCTTGGTTTGGCCTCTAAAATAAAACCTATGTACTACGCAGCCAAACACAAGATGGGAATGAGTGCTGAACAGACAGCTAAAGAGATTGTCGAAGGTGCTCACGGTGCTGGAAGCAAGGAGTCTCTACAGGCTTCTCAAGCAATTCTAACGGAAGGAGGAGCAACCTTATTGCCTTCTCAGGTCCGTGGTAAGGGCTTAGACGACTTCAGAGAGCGAGTAGCTTCAGCAGGTTTAATCTCCAGACAGACCATGGAAGACAACTTGAGGGCTGTGAATGACGTTGTTCAGGACGAGCTTACTACCATAATCAATAGAAATGCTCCGGGAATGGAAGCAGACCCGTACGCAATGGGAGAAGCTTTCTACTCTCTAATCAGAGCAGGAGAAGACGCAGTACAACAAACGTACCTTAAAGGTCTTGATGATCTAAAAGGACAGCTAGGTACAGGTATTGGACAGAGAGTCAATGCTTTTAAAATACTAGCTCCTCTTAACAAATACATTAGAGGCAAGAAAGGAGAAGCTGTAGATGAGTTGAGTCCTGAGTCTATCTCGTTTATCAACGAACAACTACTACGGCTTAAAAAATTACCAGAAGGTACTTTCCCGGTAAACGAGTTAATTACTTTAGACAGGGCATTTACTCAACGTGTCAGTGCTAAGTTTGGTCCCGAAGGTGCTGAACGAAACGCCGTTGTTCAGGCAGAGTTGTCTGACGTTGCTTCAGAGATGCGTGAGGCAATATACAACGCTATGAAAGAAATCAACCCTGACGCAGCAGAAGCCTACAGAGGACTTAAAGGAGCTTACGGAGAAGGTGTAAACGCCTTGTTCCCTAGGATAAATAAGACATTTATAACTTCTGCTAAACAAGGAAGCTACCTAGGCTTAGGCAATTTAGCGGCTAGAGCCACCAACTTGAATCAAATACAAGCTTTAAGAGGTAGTTTACAAAAAGCTTATGCAGAAGCTTCTAAAGACCCTAAAGTAGCCCTGCCTTTTGAATCAGCAGCAGACATAGACGAGTTATTCAAAAGAGGTTTCTTGTCTTCAAGAATTTCTTCCGTGTTTAACGAAAAGTTTTTAATCACTGACTTAAAGTCTTTAGCCAACAAGCTAGAAATACCCTCAGAAAGCAAGAAGTACAAGTACATCCTAGGCAAAGACTATCCTCGTTTCAAACAGGTTATGAACATTGTCTTGGAAGCCTCTGACTCAGCTTCGGGAGACTTCGGTGTCCTTATGTTACGTAGTGCGGAAGCTGGTGGTATACGAGGCATAGCTGGTCAGCTTGCTTCAGGGATGACCGCAGGTGGCGCAGCAGCGGCTGGTTTTGTATCTCCTGCTCCTGTACTAGCTGGCGGTGCAGCAGCCCTGTTTATACCCCATGTTTTTTCTAAGATTGTCACCAACCCAGCTTATGTAAATAGGCTCATTGCGCTAAACGGTAAAAACGTAGGTGGTGTTGAAGCAGCTTCGGTTGCAGCACAGCTCCTAGTGTCTGACGTTTTTTACTCGATGACGGACGAAGAAAAGAACGAAATGATTAGTTATTTGTCTGAAGTAGCAAAACAAGGATTAGAATAATATGGGTATGCTGGAAGACATAAAGAGAAACTTCAGGACTGCTGTTGACAGACAAGACCAAGAAAGCCAGATGTACGCTAGAGGAGAAATTAATCCTCTACAGTACGGCTTAAGGACCGCAGGAAACACAGTAGACGCCACTTTAGGAAATGTAGTAGGAACAGCTACTGATTATTTAGTTCCTGACGGAGTTGAAGAGGCAGTTAGTCAGGCGATTATGAACTCTCCTCCGGGCGTGTTTCAAGACCATCTACAGTTAGGAAAAAAACTGGCTACTGAGTACCCTGAGCAAGCAAGGGACCTTTCTGCTGGTTTGTCTGTAGCTGAGTCTGTCCCTTTTGTGAGAGGCATGACAACCGCAGCAAAAGCAGGAAGACGTGTAGACGAACTCACTGGGGAAGACTCTGGTAGAGGGATGCTGCTTAGTTCTGCTAACAACGTAATTCCGGGATACTATGGTCCTGAAAAAGCAGCCTCAGTTGCGGCTTGGGTTCCTAACCAAGTAATAGGGACTGTTAGAGACATGGCCTCTCCTGATTCTAGGGCTAAATACAGAGAACAAGGTATAACGACTTCTTCTCAACAAATAATGCAAAGAGCTAGAGAAGGCGCAACCAGCAAACTTGAAACTTTTATTTATAATTTACCTCCTTTTAAATCGTTGAAGAGAGGTAAAGACATAGAAAAAGGAACTGCAAGAGCAATAGCTCAGGGCCAGTACTTAGGAAGAATACACGAGCAATCTGGTAGGAGAGGAAAAGCTGTTGCTTTAGGAGAGGTCATGAGAAGGTCTGACGTTGCGGAAGTAGTAGACTATTACCCCGGAGCTTATGCTGATTCAGTTAGAAATAATAGACTAAAGCCTTACCCAAAAGACTCCGAAGGTCAAAAAAAGAAGATGCCTCTTAAAATGTCTAATGAAGATTTAGACTTTATTGAAGACCACTTCAGCACAGTGTGGACAGAGCCTTCACAAAGAATAGGAGGAGGTCCAGAAGTTTCTTTTAAGGACGCAGAAACCCCAATACTGGCTATTAAAAACCCCGGTGATGGTCGTTCTACTACCGGGAGACATCACATGGATGTGTTGTACAACGCTCCTTTTGTTAGCAAAGCAAAGAAGATTTTTGAAGGTAGAAACAATGTTTCTCCTGATGAATTGTTTTCTCTGTTAAACGCAGAAGCAGCAGTGTCACAGGGTTTAAAAGACGAAAGAAAAAGATATTCTGTCAAAGGCCAAGCAGCAGACGGAGGAGTCTGGATAACCGGATCTCGTCCGGGTTCTGCCATAACGGAAGGCGGTATCAACTACTTAGTCAAAGTAACAACAGACGGTAAGCTAATAGGTGTTATGTCAGACGAGCATAACTTGTTTGAAGGGATCGCTGGTAAAATACAGGAGAAAACCGGAGGACTGGTTCCTACACTGAGAGCAATGAAACACCTTATTCCCAATAGGTTGATTGCAGTTACTCCTCCTATGGTCAAAGACCTTAAAGGCGGCAAGTACGCACACCCTGTGGGTAAGAGCGACGGCAGAAAATATGAAGAAGTAGTGGACGAGATTGTAAATTTCCAACCCAGTGATGCAGTCTTAAAAGCGGAACAACAAAGACAACGGGGTATGCTAACCACCGCTGCCTCTGCTGCTGTCATGGGACAAACACAAGGAGAAGAAGTGGGGCGCTAGGCCCCAACTCTATATCTCACAACTGTTGCCAACACAGGCCAACTGTTGTGACCCTTCAGTCATGTCTGTTTCCTCAACGATGTCCCACTCGATAGTCTTAGGAAACTCCTTGACTAGCTTCTGGTACGTCTCCAGATCCACAGGCTCATAGGGTGCTTGCTGGTACGTGTGTTCTGAGTAAGGTAGGAAGCTGATGCCACTAACCTTGTCGAACTTGTTGTACAACCACTGGCCTACCTCTAGGAACTCGTCGTCTCTGTAGTAGCAAGTCATGGAAGGCTTGTGTTCACACCAGTAGTCCTGATACAGCTCCCACAGACACAATTGCTCCATGGCACCCATGTCAGTCGCTACTACAGCCTTCTTAGGAGACTTTATAGGGAACGAGAAGACCTTAGTAGTAGGAGAAGTCACGTCTATCTCCACAGGCACTCCAGCAGCCTCTAAGACAGCACACAAGGGATCTCGTGCGTCTGCTCTTACTCGTCGTACGTACTGCTCCGCGTATCTAGGGTGTATGCCTGACGCGCTATCCACCAACTGAGACACAGTACCGGAAGGCTTAACAGCAGTAATGGCAGTGCTAACATTGATGCCAAGGCGTACAGCCCATGTACGATTAGTCTTAATAGCTTCCTTCTTAAGCTCCGTGAGCCACTCCTGTAGTTCTGCACGACTCTTCCTCCCTGACATAACTGGATGATCCATGATGCCTGTCAGTGACACACCCAAGAGTGCTTCCTCTTCAGTGTTGTCCTTCCAGATCTTACGCAAGTACCTGAAGTCAGTCAGAGTCGCCTGTAGCGTCCCTAGGATGGCTGCAGACCTTACCTTCGTACGTAGCGTGTCCAGTGTGTCCTCTGCTCTGACTACTACTTCAGACAGGTTACAGAACTGGTACGGACGTAGGATAATCTCTGAGCATGGGTTAGTACCGAAGTCAAAACTTGCGTCTCTACGTCCATTCTTCTCTGCCTGACGCTGACTTGCGACACGACTGAAGACACCTCTTTCGCCTGACCGTGACTCGTACAGAGACTTCCACTCGTTTAAAAAGGCTTCAAAGTCAGGCTTCTCTGTGTAGCAAGCTGAGTTGTTAGCCAAGCCACGCTGAGGATTATCTACCCACCACTGCCCTGACTTAGCTCGTCTTATCCTGTCGTCGGTAAGATTACTGAGACTGATGAGGGCGCTACGTCTGACTCCTCCAACGACAACGATTTGTGCAATCTTACAGCAGAGATCGTGACACTCGATGGAACTAAGCTTTCGTCCAGCAGATGCTCGAAAGACGTCAACGGTGAAGCTAAAGAGGTCAACAAGAGGTTCTGGACCAGACGCTCTACCTCCGAAGGTCTTAAGGGCTGACCCTGCAGGTCTAACTCCAGAAACGTCCCACTTGGGTACTTGACCACTAAAGAGCATTGCGATAAGTTCCCGGTACGCTTTAGCCCACCCAATTTTGCTGTCAGCGACGTGTATAACTGTATCTGTGTCATGGAACTCCTCTGCAACCTCCGGTAGTTTACTGATGTACTGTCGTTCCACGCTGAAGCCAACTCCAGTGCCACACATGAGGACGTACATCATCTCGTCAAAGGCTTTAGGATGGTCTATAGGCAGATAGGAGCAGTTAAACCCAGCTACATTGTCCCTGTCCAGAGCTTCTCCTGCAGTCATGAGTGCCCTCATGCTGGGCATTACGTCCAGATTGTAGATACCGTCGTAGAGGCTCTTGGCTTCCTTTGCTGACAACTTCTCGCTGCTAGTCCAGAAGTTCAGGTAGCGGTCCACAGTTTCCTTCCATGTTTCCCTGCGCTGCTCCTCTGGTAAGTAACGTGCGTAGCGACTCTTGTGTATGTATTCTTGATATGCGTCCATTATAGTTCGTATTCTCCTCCAGTTAATAGTGACATCTTAAGTTGGTCCAACACAAAGTAAAGCTCTAGTGGGTCAATGTTTGTCGAGACTACTACAAACTCCTCCGACTTGATTATGCAAAAGGCGTCTTTGTAGTCCTCTAGTTTCTCCACCGACATAATTGCGTCAAATACTTTAGGTACAGGTATCTTCTCGTCTTTTCCATTAAAGTTTCCTTCGATTACTTTCATTAGATGAGTTCCTTGATTAGTCTGTCTACGTACCACCTGCACTTACGAAGGTCCTCTACGGGTTTGCCTTTGTAGTGAAAGCGCCACAGGTACTTCATGGCGTTACCTTTGAGGTAGCCGTGGAAGTCTTCTCTAGGCATACTTGCTTTGATTGCTTCGATAGCCTCGATACCACCTTGATTGTAGTGCGGAGGCTGCTCCACAGGGTCAGAAGTTTTGACCTTGTTCCACTCTTCAGGTGTCGCTAGGTCAATACTCATCTTCGTTCTCCGTTTCATCCTCTAGCTCCTCTGCAAACTTCTCTAGTCTATTGATTAACTTGTCTTCAAACCTGTCCAGCAGTTCCTCCGAAGTTATTTCTAAACTTTCCAGAAAGTCGTCAGGATCGTAAGCCCGTAGTAGTCGTTCCTTAATTTCTTCCATAGTCAGAGACATCTTCCATCAACTCCTCTACTGTGTCTAATGTGTACCACGCAAGTCCTTCCTTGTCGCACCATTGGGCCATCGTCATCGTAGCTCCTTTTCTTATCTTCTTGTTTGGGTTCATGAGTACAAACACTAGTGTCTGACCTTCTTCCAAACTGTCCCTGACACTCTTGTACTTCTTGGTGTCTCCTTCTCTGAAGAAACCCTTACATTCGACTAGTGTATTACTAGCGATGTGTACGAAGTCAGGTCTATAGTTTCTGTGTATTGTGTAAGGAATCGTAAACGGTTCGTACTCAAAACCCTTCAGTACTTCCGCTGTGTGTTCCTCAAAAACACTACGAAACTTCGATTTCTTGGACCTTCGGCTCATTGTGTACCTCTACTAAATAACGTGGACCTGATGAATATGCGAACCCTCTGACCGAAGGCCAACATTCCTTTTTGTAAGAGCAGTAGGAACATCCTACGGCGAGTTTCTGGTTGCCACTCTTTCCATCTGCGATAGGTTCGTAGCATACCTCTGGTGGCTCCTCCTGCTCTACCATCTTTTTTATGTGTTCAATCCTGTCCCTAATGTCGTAAGAAATCAGGTCATGGATAGGAGCCTGAGTGTCCTCTGTATCGTACAGCAGGTACGTCAGGTGTCCATTCTGTTTGTCCATTGCCAGCCAACCAAACTTAGTTTCGCCTTCGGAGTGCGCGTATCCTTTGATCTGCGCCACGTACCCAAAAGGATCGTCATAAGCCAGTGTGCCTTCTTTGAACTTCTTGAAGCCGAAGGTGGACGTAGACTTCACGTCAGTCACAACTCCGTCAATCCTGCAGTCCATGGACCCTTTGATACCGTTGACCTCACACTTCTTCTGCTCGTCTGTCACCTCGTGACCTGCAGCTCTTGTGAGGAACAGTAGTAGTTCTTCAATGATGTGTCCGTAGAGGAACTTGACGTACGTGTGTGGCTGTATGTCTTCACCTTTGTCCACATCGTTGTACACGTTCCACAGGAAGCGATCCTCACGCCCTATGTTGGACATACGTAGTTTACGTGAGTCGTCCCTTTTCTGTGTAAACTCTTGGCGCATGAGTACCTTCACGGCTTCACCGAACTGGTCTATACATGCTTCAATGTCCACTCCTTCTGCTACTTCTTTGGACTCCACAAGTTTATATATGTCACTAACTAGGTTGTAAGTGCTTTTCATTATAAGTGCTCCACCCATCTTAATTTGCGTGTGTCAGGATCGAAAGCAAGAAAGACTACTCCTAGTTTTTTCTGTTCTGCGGACCTTACGTTTCTTATCGTCCTGTGGTTATTTTTTAGCCTGTAGTCTATACGTACTGTCTTAACGTCTATCAATATTGCCTCTCCGTCTTTGACAGCAACCATGTCTATAGGGCCGCTACAACCTGCGTTTTTAAAAACTTCGTAGCCTTTGTCCCATAGCCAAGTTATAGCGTAGTACTCAGCAATGTCTCCTTTTCTTTTAGTAGTTTCTAGTATGTCCCTTACTCTGGTCCCGTCTTCATTAGTCTGTGCATGTACCATTAGTGTGTCTCCGACCATGTTGTTCCAATTTTGTATTCACCGTCCAGAGGACACCTCAAGTTAAACTCAATACCCGCAGCCTTGAGGCACTCCACTGCTAACCAGCCAAACTTCTCTGCGTCTTTCTCTGCTACTTCTGTCTGCACTTCGTCATGTATGTTCCCTATGATCTTGTAGTCCAGATTCCATAGCTTTGCGTAGTCGTCCAAGATCACCAGAGCTTTCTTCATTACGATAGCTCCTGCTGCTTGCAACAACGTGTTCAACGCTGAGTGTTCTGATCTGACTAGGAGTCTCCTTCCGTCGAGTCCTGTGAGGTATCCTCTTGCTGAAGCGTTTGAAACTCTCTCCTTAAGAGCTGCGAATGATGGCAGATTATGTAGGAAAGATTCTCTAAGGTTTTTGCCAGCTTTTCTACCTCCTCCAGCCACAGACCCAAGCTTTTCATCTCCGGCTCCGTATAAGAGTGCATAGATGAAAGTCTTAGCCTGATTTCTTGATTCAAGTCCAGCAAGTCGTTGATTTGCTGTGTGGATATCACCGTTAATGATTTCATTGGTATAGTCCTCGTCTTTCATGTAGTGTGCCAGCATACGCAACTCCAGACCACTGGCGTCGAAACCCACTAGCTTCTTACCTTCAGGCACAGTCCAGCAGGAACGACACTCGTGTCCGTACGGGCTGTGGCTTGCGGGTACTTGGGCCATGTTGGGTGACTGGTGTGTCATGCGTCCTGTGACTGCTCCGTTGCTGATGACTCTGCCATGGACTCTACCGTCTTCCTGCACATGCTCCAACCATGAGTTTACCTGTGCGTATCTCTTTTGTAGCATCAAGTACTCACTCACAACTTTTGCTTCCGGTAGATCAATGGTGTCTAGGACTGCTTCATCAACTATTGGGTTGCCCTTCTCCGTGAGTTTGTCGAAGCGAACCCCAAGGCTCGAAAGCCTCTTCGCAATCTGCTGCCTAGACCCTACATTGAAGACCTCAACCTTGTCCTTGAGACGCTTCCCAGTCTTCTCTGACCATCTTTCATGGACGATTGGCGGGAACCTCTTCTGTAGTATCTCCTCAATGTCATTCATTCTCTCCTTAAATGTGGAACACAAGTCTCTAGCCAAAGACTGATCCAGAACCCAACCGTTTTTCTCTTGCTGCTGCACTGCTACTTGCACTTTATGCTCTAGCTCAATGCTTGCAGGTGAGAAGCAGGTCATCTCCTCTATCAACTTCTGGTGTACTGCTTCCGTTACTTCTACGTCTCTGATACAGTAGTCAATCATCTCCTGTGACAACTGGGACCAGTCACTATGGTCACCCTTTGGGAACCCTAATTCATTACCCCAGTTCCTCAGTGAGTGTCCTCCTGACTTGCTAGGCTCACACAAACGTGACAAAACCAGTGTATCGATGACCCTATCAGAAGCCACTGAGACGCCCCAGAGACGCTCTAGGACAGGGACATCGTATCCTATTAGGTTGTGCCCAACGACGCTCTGTGAGCCTCTGAGGGCCTCTGACAGGCTATCTGGGTCCACATGTACCAGAGTTACGTCGTCTTCCTTGGTTACAACGCACCAAATGGTGTCAGGAGTCAAACCATTGGCCTCAAGATCAAGATAAATCAAAAGTCGTCTCCAACGTGAGGGTTAGCGACTTCACTCAGCCTGCCGGTAGACCTGTCATAAGCAAGGTAGCAAGCAGGACCAGTTTCGCCAGTGTAACGATTCTTGAGAACCCTAACAGTCGTGGTGTTCCTGATGTCTTCGTTCTCATGTTGTTGATCTCGCTCCATGCCTATAACTATGTCGGACAGTTGTGCAATCGCCTGTGATCCTCTGAGTTCACCTAGACTGATCTGGGCACCGTCTTCATGTGCTTTGCCCTGTGAACGTCGTAAGTGTGACACGAGGAACAAGCAGATGCCTGTCTCTGCCACGAGTGTCCTGAGTTTAGTCATGATCTCGTCGATTGCCTTACGTTCGTCACCGGACTCCTGAGAAGAAACAACGATACTCAGGTGGTCC